TTGATTGACAGGGTTCGTGAGATCAGTGGAAAGGTGGCTGGCGATGCCCAGGAAAGTGATGCTTGAGTGGGAGTGGGTTGGTACAGTCCCGGAGGAGGATGTCGGTCTGGACATTGTCGAGAAGGTTGACCGGTTCTCGGCGCCCCGCTGCAAGCAGGCGGAGGACTTGCTTCGCGAGTGTTCTGGCGAGATCCAGAACTTGCGGATGGAGTTGGCGAAGGAGATGCGGGAGCAGACGTGGATGCGTGCGGAGATCGAGCGTCTGCATGTGCTCTTGCGTGAGTGCAGGCGGATGGAGATGGAGCGTGCGTTGTACGAGGGGGAGGGATGAGTCAGGGCTTGACTGTGTCTGGGCGGTTGCGTGAGTGGCTTGAGTTGTATGAGCCGAGCAACATGTTTGGGGCGGTCACGGTCCTGAATGTGAGGGATGCTCTCGCTGAGATTGAGCGGTTGACGGAGGAGCGTGACGAGGCCAAGCGCAGGAATGTCCTGTTGCTCTCCAAGTTGCAGGAGTACGAGGTGCGCGAACTATGAGCGACCGGATCATGCTGGCCGATGGGTTTGAGGATGCGTTCCTTGGGATTGGGACGCAGTTCAACCGTCACTTCGCGATCTACGATCGGCAGAAGTGCATCGAGATCCTGATGGATCGCGATGGGATGCATGAGGAGGAGGCGGAGGAGTACTTTGAGTTCAACGTGGCTGGCGCATGGGTCGGCCATGGGACTCCGGTCTTCGTGCGCAGGATCTGCATTGAGGATGCGCACGAGGCGATCGACGAACTTCAGGAATGAGGTTCCCGCACGTTCATCTGGTCCCGAAGGCACACGCGAAGAACCTTGAGTTCCGGCGCGAGTTGATTGCCTTTGCGAATCGTGGTGCGCGGGAGAAGGCGACGCTCCTATCGATGTGCGCGGAAGATTGCCTGTTCTACGTCAATGCATTCTGCTGGACGTATGACCCGCGCCTATCGAGCCCGACGGTCCCGTTCATCACATATCCGTTCCAGGACGACGCGATCCAGCGCGTGCATGAGTCGATTGAGAATGGTGAGGATCTGTTGTTTGCCAAGAGTCGCGACATGGGTGCGTCGTGGCTGATCCTGACTGCGTTCGAGCACCGGTGGCGGTTCAAGCATGGGCAGTCGTTCCTGGTCGTGAGCCGCAACGAGGACTATGTGGACAAGGCCGGCAACCCGAAGAGCCTGTTCTGGAAGTTCGACTTCCTGCACAAGAACATGCCTGGGTGGCTGTTGCCGAACCTCACGAGGACGCGGCTACGCATGTCCAACGATGACAATGGGTCGAGTATCGATGGAGAATCGACGACCGGCGACGTGGCCCGTGGTGACCGGCGAACCGCGATCATGCTTGATGAGTTCGCGGCGTTCGAGTCGTCTGACGGATACCGGGCATTGAGCGCGACCCGCGATGCGACCAAGTGCCGCATCTTCAACTCGACACCCAACGGCAACTCCAACGCGTTCCATGATCTGGCCCAGAAGCCGGACATGAAGCAAGTGCGCATGCACTGGTCCCAGCACCCGGTCAAGTCGGTCGGGATCTACACGGACTCCAATGGCAAGGCAAGGAGCCCGTGGTACGACAAGGAATGCCGGCGTTGTGCCAATGCCACCGAGATCGCGCAGGAACTGGACATCGACTTTGCTGGAAGCGACTACCTGTTCTTCGACGCATCGATGATCGATCGGCTGGTGTCTGGAGCCCACCCACCGATCATTCGCGGCGACTTGCTGTTCGACCCGCAGACCCTGGAGCCGATGGACTTCGTGGAAAGCGGCAATGGCAAACTGCGGCTGTGGGTCAAACCCACCCTTGGACTGAAGTTGCCTGACGATCGAAACTATGCCATTGGCGTGGATATCGCTACCGGAACCGGCGCAAGCAACAGCGCCATCTCCGTCGGGGATTGCCTGAGCGGGGAGAAGGTAGCCGAGTACGTTGACCCAAAGATCAGGCCGGACGAACTTGGCCGGCTTGCCGTGGCCCTTGGGAAGTGGTTCAAGGGCATGCAGAAGGAGGCGTACATGGTCTGGGAAGCACCCGGACCAGGCCGAAACTTCGGTGACGTGGTCATGGGAAGCGGATACCGGAACGTGTACTACCGCAAGAACGAACTGGCAATCAATGCCAAGAGCGGCACCGTGCCGGGATGGTGGCCCACCAAGGACGAGAAACGGTCCCTGTACGGGGAGTACCGCCGGGCATTGAACGAGGGCGAGTTCATCAACAGATCCGTGGACGCCCTGCGGGAATGCAAGGAGATCGTCTACACGGACGGCGGATGGGTCATCCATGGCAGGAGCATGGCAAACGTCGATCCGTCTGGCGCACGAGAGAACCATGGCGACCGGCCGACAGCGGACGCCCTGTGCTGGAAGGGCATGCGTGGCCGGTCTGCGCATAAAGTCATGGATGTCGGCATGCAAGTTGGTACTCTGGCATGGCGCCGATTGCAGGCCCAGCAGCGCAAACTCAAGCGATCGGAGTGGTAGCCATGAAGAAGCGCGGTCTATACGACAACATCAACGCACGGAAGAAGGCAGGCACCAGCCGCCCCAAGTCCAAGTCCACCATTGAGCCCAAGGTCTACGCCAAGATGAAGCGTGGGTGGAAGTAATGGCAAAGAAGAAGCGTGACCTGACCCTCGACGAGAAGAAGGCATCGCGCCTCCTTGAGGCCGTGCAGTTCTCTCGCGATCGCATGCAGCCATTCCGCGAACAGCGGCTTGCTGCTGTGCGCGCATACGTCGGCAGCAACTACGGCGAGATGGGCTCCAAGGACAAGGTGCCGCTCAACCTGATGCAGATGGCGGTGAACATCTACCGTCGTCAGGTTGCTGCTCGCGCGCCACAGGCCATGGTCATCCCGCGTGACCAACGACTGGTTGCAACCGCAGCCGACTTTGAGTTGGCGCTCAACTGGCTGATCAAGGAGATCAACCTCGAAGAGTCGATCTCTCGTTGGGTGATCGATGCCATGTTCTCCGTCGGCGTGATGAAGGTCGGCATCTCTCCCGGCAACCAAGCCGAGATCGAAGGCTACGTCCACGACGCAGGGCTTCCGTTCGCGGATGTCGTTGACTTCGACGACTTCGTCTTCGACATGAACGCCAAGCGTTGGGATCTGTGCCAGTACGTCGGCAATCGGTACACGCTGCCATATGAAGCGGCGATGGATCTCAAGATCTTTGGCAACCAGGAACTGACCCCGTCGCAGATCACCGACTACAACGATGGTGGCGACGAAAAGGTTTCGATCCTCCAGACCGGTGGATCCTGGAACCCTGAACGTGGCTACATGGATCTCGTGGAACTCTGGGATCTATGGCTCCCGTACGACAATCTCTTGGTCACCGTACAGGTCGTTGACAACAGCGGCATCAATGGCGGCAAGGTCATCCGCGTGGTGGACTGGGATGGACCGGAGAGCGGTCCGTACCATCTGCTTGCGTTTGGAGACGTGCCCGGCAACATCATGCCGCTGCCGCCGGCGCAGGCGATGCTTGATCTGCATGAGGCATCGAACCGCGTCTTCCGCAAGATCGTGCGTCAGGCAGATCGGCAGAAGACAGTCACGATCGTTGCCAACGGTGCGGAAGAAGATGGTCGCCGGCTGTTGCAGGCCAATGACGGCGACATGATCCGTTCTGACAATCCGCAGGCAACGAAGGAAGCGCGGTACGGCGGGCCGGATTCGGCAAGCATCGCGTTCCTTCTCCAACTGAAGGATCTCTTTGTCTATCTTGGCGGCAATCTTGATGCTCTGGGTGGCCTTGGCCGTCAGGCGAACACGGTCGGCCAGGAAAGCCTCATCCAGCGTTCAGCGAACATGCTGATTGCGGACATGCAGGATCGCACGACCACGGCAGTCAAGAAGGTCGTTGAGAGCCTTGCTGACTACCTGTGGAACGATCCGGTGTCGGTTCCGACCGTCATCAAGAAGGTGGCTGGTACGGACTTCTCGATCCCGGTCGAGTTCTCGCAGGACATCCGCGAAGGTGATCTCCTTGACTACATGGTCGAGATCGCCCCATACTCCATGCAGAGCCGGACGCCCACCGAGCGACTCCAGACCATCAGCCAGATGATGACCAACTTCGTCATCCCGATGGCGCCGCAACTCCAGCAGCGCGGCATCGGCGTGAACATGGATGAGTTCATGCAGATCATGGCGAAGTACTCCAACCTCCCGGAGATGGAACGCATCCTCGAACGCATCCCGCAGGAGCAGATGCAGATGATGCAGCAGGCCGGCGGAGCAGGCGAACGCCCGCTCCAGTCGCCGGTCACCTCCCGGACGACGATCAGGGAGAACGTGGCTGGGGCAACCCGGCAGGGCAATGATCAGGAGGCCATGCGCAACCTCCTTGCCATGGCGAATCAGGGACAGCAGCAGTAATGCCGACGTACATCTACACCGACAAGAATGGGACCAACCACGAGATCTTTATGACCGTGGCCGAGATGGAGCAGAACGAGCAGAACGGGTTCCTGTTCCATGAGGGGTCTTGGCTCAAGCGAAACCTGGAAGCCGAGCATGCTCCCGCCCAGAGCGGATGTGCATCTTGGCCGATGAAGTCTGATGCCGCAGGGGTCCACCCCTCGCAGGCCGGTGAGGCATACCAGCACTCCGTCAGTCTCGGAGTGCCGACCACGTTTGACCAGCGAACTGGACAAGCGATTTTTACCGACCGGGCACACCGCAAGCGGTATCTTGCCGCCCGAGGCTTCATTGATAGGAATGCCGGCTATGGCGACTGAAGAGAACGACGAGTTCATCCCCGCTCCGAGCGACACCCCAGACAATGCATTCCCCACGCGGGAGCAGTTGTCGGATACACGCCGTCCAGACCCGCTTGACTTTGATCAGCCGGACATGTCGGAGTATGACTTGATCGTCGCACCCAAGAAGGAAGACGAGCGCGACGCTGGCGACGAAGACGATGCCAAGAACACCGTCGATGAGTCTGATGCAGGCGTGCTGCAAGAACTCGCCACCAAGGCGAAGTCGCTTGGCATGAACGACGAAGAGGTGTCCAGTATCAAGGACACCGGCGCACTCCGCAGCGTGATTGCTGCGCTCCAGCGGCAGGCCGCTGTCGAGACGAGTGACGACACCGAACAATCCAGGCGCAAGCCTGATGCGGGCGCAAGCCCAAGTTCCGAGTACGAGGCGCTTGCTGCGCTTGATCCCGACGATGCACTTGATCCGTCGGCCATCAAGGCAATCAAGGCGCTGAAGGCTGAACTCGACAAGATCCGTGCAAGGTCTGTCGAGCCAGCCCCCGCAGCGCGTGCTGACGAAGCCGACTACATGATTGCAAAACTTGGATCGGACTTTGCCGACGTGTTCGGTGAAGGCCCGTCGAGTGCGCTGTCACCCAAGTCGGAACAGTTCAAGGCACGCACCACGGTTGTGCAGGAAATGCAGCGCATTCGCGATACGGCACGGACCGCGCGCAAGCGGATCCCGGACGTGAGCGAGGCGTTTGATCAGGCTGTCCGAAGCGTTTTCGGCAGCAAAGTAAAGCAAGTGGAGCAGCGTGCGCTCACGTCAAAGGTCAAGCAGCGCGAATCGCAGTTGATCGCGCGACCGGCAAACAACGGGAAGCGTCCCGTGTCCGGCCGCGAGAAGGCGATCGCAAGCGTGGCGGCTTTGATGCGTGATCGCATGTCTGGCTCGTAACTCACAGGAGAACAGTCATGGCCTTTCTTCAGGCAGATGACATTGCAGACCTGATCAAGACCACCCAGCGTGATCTTGGTCGCATGAAGTGGACCGATATTTCCTACTCCCTCCAGGAGTACGTCGCCCTCCCGATGCTGCTTCAGCGCGAGAAGGTTTCGTTCCAGAGCGGCTACGGCATTCAGTGGAACGTGGCGGTCGCGACGAGCGGCGCTGCCAAGGACACCGAACTGTACGCCACCGATTCGGTGAACGTCTCTGACGTGATGCAGACGGCGAACATCCCGTGGCGTCACGTCACCACCAACTACGCCATCGAGCGTCGTGAAGTGGCGATGAACCGCGCTCCCGCCGAGATCGTCGATCTTGTTCGCATTCGCCGCAACGATGCGATGATCGACCTTGCCAAGCACATGGAAGAGCGGTTCTGGACGAAGCCCGCTTCGTCGTCGGACAACCAGCGCATGTACGGCATTCCGTACTGGATTGTCTATCCCGGAACGACCACGGCCGCGAACGGTGGTTTTGAGGGTCTGAATCCGGTCGGCTTCAGTTCTGGAGCAGGAAACCTGTCCTCGGCAACGTACGGTTCGTGGGCAAACTGGGCGTGCACTTACACCTCAATCACGTCTACGGACCTGATCCGGAAGTGGCGTCGCGCTGCGACCTTCACCAACTTCAAGGCGCCGGTTCCGTCGCCTTCGTACAACACGGGCAACAACTACGGCTACTACACGAACTACAACGTGATTGGCCCTCTGGAAGAAGCCCTGGAAGCGCAGAACGACAACCTCGGAAACGACATTGCTTCCAAGGATGGTCGTCTCCTGTTCCGCCAGGTGCCCGTGACTTGGGTTCCCTATCTTGAGGCCAACACCGCCAACCCGGTGTACGGCATCAACTGGGGCGTCCTCAAGCCCGCGTTCCTCGCTGGCGAGTACATGCGTGAGGAAGGTCCGAATCCTGCATCGTCGCAGCACACGGTCTTCGTCACTCACGTCGATACCACGCTCAACCTGATGTGCACCAACCGTCGCATGAACTTCGTGCTCGGTACGGGCTCGTCTGCGTTCTAATTAGCACTCTGCATAGAAAGGACAAACCACCATGCAGATCATCACTTCTCGTCTGGCTGGAGCGATCAACAACGCACCCATCGCAGACGCAATCTTCGATCCCAAGGAAGCCGTCTGGCGTTTCGACGACTTCTACTCCCTCGCTGCAAGCGCGGACACCGATCTGTACAACATTACGATCGGAAGCAGCACGACGGTGACGCACTCGACGACGGTTTCTACCGGCGTGTGGAACCTTCTTAGCACGTCGTCTGCTGATGTTCAGGTGAACTCGTGGACTCCCACGGTGACGCTTGCTGCGAGTCGGTCGGTGTACTTTGAGGCATCGGTCGCTGTGAGCACCATTGCTTCGTCCGGCGCTGCGTTCATTGGTCTTGGCGATCGGGCTGGAGCCACCACGGTTCCTACAACGTGCATCACCATTGCGGGTGCAATGGATGGAACCAACAACGGCCTTGGTTTCACCATTGCCGCTGCGACCATCAGGGGCGTCTGTGGAAAGGGCGCCACGATCGGAACCCCGGTTACGGTTGGTACGGCAGTTGCCGATACCTACTATCGACTTGGACTCCGTGTTGATGGCCTCAACAGCGTGACTTACTACCTCAACGGTATTGAGATTGGCAAGATCACGGACACGAACGCGATTCCCACGGCTGCGCTGTTTCTTGATCTTGCGATCAAGGCTGATACCGCTGCCAAGACGCTTCGCGTGGACAACGTGATGCTTGCGTACGACCGCTGATTCTTCTTCTCCATGCCGCGCCATGGGGCAGGGCCGCACGACGGACCCTGCCCCATGGTCGGGGACTAGACATGACAATCGAAAACAGCAATGTAGTGGTCAGGCTGTCGATCAAGGATTGGGTTCCGATCATCGGAATTGCCCTTACTGTTTTGACAATCATTGTTGGGTCATTCATCCACCATGATCGTTTGCTTACGCAAGTGATCATTCAGCAAGAATCAGCGGCGAAACGCCTCGACAAGATCGAGACGAAACTTGAGAATTCCCGCTCTCATTAGCCTCGGATGTGTCCTGGCGGCGTGTTCAGCGACCCAGGACATTTCCAACAATGCCAACGACATCAGGTCGGAGGCTCGGTTGTTGGTGGATCATGGTCGAAAGACCAACGACGAAACCGTCGTGATTCACGCAGAGCGCATCGACGTTCTGGCAGCACGCATCCACGAAAGGCTTCCGGATGTCGAGGATCAAACCCCGGCATGGCTTTCGGTTGTTGGATGGGTCGCAATTGCGGTTGTGTCGGTCGCCGCCGCCATCATCCTGTGGCAGACAGGGATCGGAACGGCCATCCGGGTTGCAATTGGATGGCTTCCTCGTAAGAAGGTGTCCGATGCGGAACTTGCTGCCGGTATGCTTGATCCCAATGATCCGGAGGATGCTCGCGAGTATGTCGCTGCGCGGCGCGCATCAGATCCAGAATTCGACGCGGCGTGGCGACGATTGAAGAAAGGCAAGAAACATGCATCTGATCCTGGCTGACGGTTTCGCGTCGTTCCTCGGGAACATCTGGTTTGCACTGCTCATGGGGGTTGTTGGCTTTGGCGCCGGCATCTTTGTGTGCAAGAAGGGCAAGGTCTGACATGCCTCCTGGAGGATCAATTCCCGGAGGCGGAGGCGGA